CAGTATATAGCGACTGATTTTAAGTCTTATGAGACTCATTTTACTAAGGAATTAATGATGTCGTGTGAATTTGTTTTATACAAATACATGTTGTCTGAGTGTGTTGATGGGCTTAAGATTTATGAATACTTGGTACAAGCCTTGACCACCGTTAATCGTTGTGTTTTCAAAAATTTTGTTATTAAAGTCCCAGCTACCCGTATGAGTGGTGAAATGAATACATCCTTAGGTAATGGGTTTTCAAACTTAATGTTTTTTTTGTTCCTTGTTAACAAACACAATAGAATGCCGACAGTCAATGACTATTTAGAATTAGGACTAACTATTGAATTGGATCTCTATAAGGAACCACAGTGTGCTTCTTTTTGTGGTATTGTGTTTGATATTGAATCATTGACAAATATAACAAATCCATATAAAGCGTTGTTGTCATTGTTATGGAATGATATTGCTTATGTTGATCTTTCAATTGTTAAGTTATTTGATTTGATGTATTGTAAAGCATTGTCATTGGTACATCAATATCCTGGTTGTCCTGTTCTTCAATCATTAGGTTTGTATATTTTGCGCATGATTCATGGTGATAGAAAGGTTAGACGTATATTTTTTAGTAATTATACTTTTACGGTCTTTAATATGAATGTTTATGGTGGTGTTCCTGCCAGGCCAGTTAATATAACCACACGGTTATTAATGGAAGAGAAGTTTGGTATGTGTGTTAGTGTTCAATTGTTGTTGGAGGAATATTTTGATCACAAGGTCGATTTTGATTTTGGTGATTTTCCTCTTTCGGTTGATGACTTTCCTTATGATATTGCACCATATTCGAAACGTTATATCCATGTTGTAGAAAGGCGTAATATCTTTAAACATTCACTGACTTTTCCTAAATCTCTTGCGTTGTTGGACCAGTTAGATAGTGATCTACCTGAAGAAGAACGTGTTTTTAACAACCGCCCTTGGTAATTTGTTGTTCTGTTCTTTGTCTCGTAGGGTTCCCACATTATGTGGGGTTAACCCAGGG